TCTGCAAACCTCGCGCCAAGAATTCAACACTGAGGAGAGCAACCCGTGAAACACACACCAAAGAGTGGGCCGAGTTCCTCGAGTACAGCCGGCAAGACATCGTCGCAATGCGAGCCATCAGCAAGCGACTGCCCACCTGGAACTACCGCACCGGACACCCTGAGCTCGCCCTCTGGCACCTCGACCAACGCATCAACGACCGTGGTGTCGCCGTCGACCTGGATCTCGCTCACGCAGCAATTAACGCTGTGGCCGGAGAGCAAAAGCGACTGAAGGCGGAGGTCATCGACGAGACCGACGGCCAGGTGAGCAGTGCGAGCAAGCGCGATCAGCTGCTGCAGCACATCATCGACGCCTACGGCATCGAGCTCCCGGACATGAAAGCCGACACCCTCCGCCGTCGGCTCGACGACCCTGACCTGCCAGCTGGCGTCCGCCTGCTGCTATCGATCCGGCTCGAGGCCACCAAGACCAGCACAGCCAAATACGCCGCCCTGGTCAAAGCCACCTCGAGCGATGGCCGGCTGCGCAACACACTGCAGTTCGCCGGAGCCCTGCGCACGACACGCTGGGCCGGTCGGATCTTCCAACCACAGAACCTTCCCAGGCCAGAGCACGGATTTGACGGTGAGGCCCAGGACCTAGTGGTCGAGGCGCTGAAAGCTGGCTGTGCGGACCTGGTCTACAGCAATGTCATGCAACAGACGGCCAACGCAATCCGAGGCTGCATCGTGGCGCCACCCGGCAAGAAGCTAACGGTCGCCGACTTGTCGAACATCGAAGGTCGGGGGCTGGCCTACTTGGCCGGCGAGCGCTGGAAGATCAAGGCGTTTGCCGAGTTTGACAGGGGGCTTGGCGCTGATCTCTACAAACTGGCCTACGCTCGTTCGTTCAACGTCGACGCGAAGGACGTCGACAAAAGCCAGCGACAAATCGGAAAGGTCCAGGAGCTCGGCCTCGGGTACGAGGGTGGCGTCGCTGCGTTCCTGACGTTCGCGGTGGTCTACGCAATGGACCTACAAGACCTGGCCAAGGCGGTGTGGGCCACGGCATCGAGCCAGGCGCTCGAGGATGCGCAGGGCGTGTGGAGCTGGGCGAAGAAGAACGAAAGAACCCTGGGCCTCTCGAACGAAGTTTACGTCGCGTGCGAGATCCTGAAGAAGGCCTGGCGAGAAGCACACCCCTGCACTGTCGCACTGTGGAAAGCCGCGGGCGAGTCAGTCCGGGCGGCGATCAACAACCCGGGTGAGACATTTCCGATCGGCCAGCACCTGAAAGCCCGCCGCGATGGCGCCTGGCTGCGCATCCGCCTGCCTTCCGGTCGTTACCTCTGCTACCTGAACCCCGAGGTCGATGACGCTGGGCAGATCAGCTACATGGGCGTGAACCAGTACACGCGCAAGTGGGACCGGCTCAAGACCTACGGCGGCAAGCTGATCGAGAACGCCACCCAGGCTTTTGCCCGGGACATCCTGGCCTATAACATGCCGGCAATCGAACGGTCCGGCTATTCGATCGTGCTCTCGGTGCACGACGAACTGCTGACCGAAACACCCGACACCGACGACTACAACGTCGACACCCTGAGCGCCATGATGGCCACCGCGCCGAGCTGGGCACAAGGCATCCCCCTGGCAGCTGCTGGATTCGAGACAACAAGATACAGAAAAGAGTGATCACTAACCTTTAGCAGGTGCTACAGTTACGCACACACTAGGAGGCCAAGAATGGATGGATCTGAAACCCGTGAATACGGGAGCGAAGTGCGTAGGTTGAAGCTGGGGGATCTGATCCTTTGCCAGCGCTTGACCAAGGGTGAATGGGAGACCTTTTACGAGATCGAAACCGCGGACGATAGCGCTGAAGCCTTGTCTTCGTTTGCGTGCCGAATCATGCAGCGAAAGCTGGACGGCCTGCCCGTACTGTGCGAAAGGGTTGGTGATGCGTGAATCGGTGATCGAGGCGTACCTAGCCAAGCAAGTGAAGGAAGCCGGCGGAGAGATCAGAAAGGCGGAGTGGATCGGCCGCCGAGGCGCACCGGACCGTCGGGTGATGTTGCCGGGCCGGACGCCAGTCTGGGTTGAACTCAAGGCCCCGGGCGAGAAGCCAACAGCGCAGCAGATTCGAGAGCACAACCGCATGCGACGCCTGGGCGAGCTGGTCGAGGTCATTGATTCAATCGAAGGTGTTCAGGAGTTTATGAAATGAACCCACCCAACAATTCAAAGAAGCGCTGCATCAAGATCAACGCAATCACCCAGGCGGATTTGATCGCCCACATGATCGAGGGAATTCACAGCTGCCAGGGCCTGGCAGATCTCACAGGCCTGCACTACGTCACGGTGCTGCAGTACACCCGGGAGCTGCACAGGGCCGGTGCTGCTCACATCGCGAGCTGGGAGAAGGACGTCCGCGGGCGCGATAGCGTCAAGGTCTACAAGCTCGGCAAAGGCAAAGATGCGAAGCGCGAGAAGCTCTCGAGCATTGAGCGCCAGGCCAGGGTTCGCGCGCGAAAGAAAGCGCACAACATGGCCAAGGTCATGGCCGGCACCGCTCGGTTCGTGCAGTCAGACAATGGCCGCTTGCGCGTCGAGGCGGTTGAATGAGCTGCCCTCTGTGCAAGGCAAAGGCTCACGTGCTTGAGACGCGCTGGAGCGCAAAGCACAAGGCGAAGCGCAGGCGGATGCAATGTTTGGGTTGCAACTTTCGGTTCACGTTGATCGGAAGCACATACCGGCGCCCGCGGGCTACCTCCGGCAATTCGAGGAAGGTCGCGCATGCGTAGGTCATTTACCCCCCGCCCCTACCACGGCTTGGCCATGGCCCACCTGGCTGGCGTGCCCCGCTCCGCGATCTTTGCGAAGCCGGGCATGGGCAAGAGTGTCATGGCTCTGACGTTCCTCGACTACCTGCACAACGTGTGGGGTGAGAGCCGCCCGTCCTTGGTGCTGGCGCCGCTGCGGGTGGCCCGGGACACCTGGGCCAACGAGGCCGGCAAGTGGGCACACCTGAGCGGCATCGAGGTGGTGCCGATCGTCGGCACAACGGAGCAGCGCAAGGCGGCCCTTCGTCGCCGGGCGCCGGTCTACACCACGAACTACGACAATCTGGTCTGGCTCAAGGACCAGTTCAAAGGCAAGGCCTGGCCTTTCGCCACCGTCGTGGCGGATGAGAGCACGAAACTCAAAAGCTTCAGGCTGCGCCAGGGAGGCGTTCGGGCCCAGGCCCTGGCCAAGGTGGCACACAAGGACGTCGAGCGATGGATCAACCTTACCGGCACGCCGGCGAGCAACGGCTTGGCCGATCTCTGGGGTCAGACCTGGTTCCTTGATGCCGGCCAGCGTTTAGGTCGCACGTTCAGCGCGTTTCAGTCCCGCTGGTTTCGCCCGCAAAAGAACGGCCAGTTCAACCGCTGGGTGCAGGCCGAGCACGCCCAGGAGGAGATCCAGGAGCGCCTGGCCGATATCTGCCTGACGCTCGAGCCAAAAGATTGGTTCAACCTGCGCGAGCCGATCGTCAACATGATCGAGGTCGAGCTGCCAACCAGCGCACGTGCGCAGTACCGCGAGATGGAGCGGGAGCTGTTCACGATGATCGCGGGCAACGAAGTCGAGGCGATGAGCGCCGCGGCAAAGAGCCAGAAATGCTTGCAGATGGCCAACGGCGCGGTGTACCTCGAGGATGGCAAGACCTGGGTTGAGTGCCACACCGAGAAGCTCGATGCGCTTGAGGAGCTCGCAGCCGAGACCGGCGACGACCCGCTGCTCGTGGCGTACCAGTTCAAGAGCGACCTGGCCCGCCTGCGCAAGCGCTTCCCCGACGCGCTGGTGCTGGCCGAGACAGATGGCATGGCCGCCGCGATGCGGGGCGAGGGCAAGATCTGGCTTGGCCACCCGCAAAGCATGGGCCACGGGGTCGACGGCCTGCAGCATCACTGCAACACGATCGTGTTCTTTGCCCAGGACTGGAACCTCGAGCAGCACGACCAGGTGCTCGAGCGCGTGGGGCCCATGCGCCAGCTGCAGGCCGGCAAAGACCGGCCGGTGTTCGTTCACTACATCGTGGCCCGCAATACGATCGACGAGCTCGTCATGGCCCGTCGTGCATCAAAGCGCAGCGTGCAGGATCTGCTGCTTCAATACCTCAAAGGAAGAACATGAAAGAGATCCCGAACTACATTAAGAAGGTCGCCGGCAGCGCGCTGGACATCCAGATCGGTGGCAACCACTACAGCAAGCTGAAGATTCAGCCGATGGAGTATTCGATGGCCAACGGCCTCGACGCCTGTCAGCACACGATCGTCAAGTACGTGACCAGGTTCAGGGACAAGGCCGGAGTCCAGGACCTGGAGAAAGCCCGACACGTCATCGACATGCTGATTGAATTTGAAACCAAGAAAGGAAGCTGACATGCCTGGAGAATTTGATACCGCAATCAATCACGCCCTGGATGAGTACCAGACCATGGAGACCAAGGCCAAGATTCTGGATAGGCTGATGGCAATGCTCGCCTCTCCCGCCGCCGTCGATGTGGTCAGTCGCGAAAAACTGCTCGAATGGATCGAGGGCCAGGTGGCTTAGCGTTCCGCAAAACGTTCTGCAGATTCTGCAGAATCGTTCTGCAAACAGAACTTGACGATCTCCCCCGCGCCGGTGCATCCTGCACCGGCCTCTAGCGTTTGCTAGAACTGCAAAGGGCGCGATGTCCCCCTAGCGCCCTGATGGCTTTACAGTTTTGTAAGGCCAGAATATACATTATGCGTACCAGAACGGGGGTTGACGATGTAGCGGCTGCTAAAGGAAACTGTGGCAGATGCTTGAGATAAACACCCTCCCCGGCCGGCACCTGCGCCAGCTCATCGAGCTGATCGGCGAGTCGCGCCTGTGCTTTGAACTCAACATCCACCCCAAGACCCTGTACCGCTGGAAGACCGGCCGGGTGCCGATCCCCGGGCGCCAGCACCTGGCGATCAGGATGCTGCTCGGGGATCTTCCAGGCACCGACGGCCAGTGGACTGGCTGGCGGTTCTTGCGTGGCGAGCTGGTGGCCCCTAATGGTGAGGGGTTCAAGTCGGGCGATGTGCTCAGCCTGATCATCCTGCGCCAGCAGCTCACGGCGCAGCGCCGAGAGATCGAGGCGTTGAAGATCCGCCTGGCCATCAGTGAGGAGGCCGAACGGCGCCACTCGGGCGCCGCCAATGAAGACCTGCGCGTGCGCGCTTAACCCTCGCGCACGACGCGAATCGCCACGTTGGCGTTGAAGGTGTTGCTGACACCCTTGATGTTGAAGAACATCACCTGCACCAGGTCGGTGCCGATCGGCGCCGCGCTGTAGACCCAGTCGGCCCCGGTTGAGCCTTGCGGCGTCATCACCACCTGCACGTTCCTCGAGGTGTCGATGCCCGTCACGGTCAGGTTGACCTGGTAGTTGCCACCCGCCCCGATCGCGCCGGTGTTGACCGCCTGGATGGACGACACGTCGATCTCCACCAGCGCCGCGGTGAGCAGTGCCACGATCTGGGCGTAGGTCGTTTGCACGACGTTGGTGACCACGTAGCGGTTGCGGTAGGCGCGCGCAATCGAGTTGCCGTCGGCCACGTAGATTGCCTTGGTGATCGGATCTTGAAACTCGTTGGCCTCAATCGTGACCGCGGTCGAGCCCGTGATGCCGATCGCGTTCTTGGTCTTCGCCACGCCACCAAAGGCGCAGGCAAAAAGGTTGCCGCTCACGTTGACCGCGGCGCAGCTCTGCAGCTTGAGGAAACTGTCGCCGGTGGCCGTCCCCGTGAGGTTGTTCTCGCAGTAGTTGCCGGTGAACTGCACCGCCTTCCAGCCCTGCAGGTTGATCGTGTCGTCGGCGGCCGGTGCACTGGCGCGCCCGTTGATCTCGAAGTAACAGCCGTCGATCACTAGGCTGTACTTGGCGGTCGAGTTGCTGTCGATCACCTTGTCGTTGCCGGAAAAGCGACAGTCGCGAATGCGCAGCGCGTTGACCGGCGAACCGATCGAAATCGCCACCGCATTGCCAGTGCCGGTGCCGCCGTTGGCGACGGAGTTTGAGCAGTTTAGGATGCGGACCTGGTCGAGCACGACGTAGTAGCTCGCGGTGTTGAGCCGCACGCCGTACTGCTGGAACCCGGAGATGTGCACGCGGCGCAACAATACCTCGGTAACACTTCCGGCGTCGCCCTGGCATTGCACGGCGGTGGTCGTTTGCCCGCCCCCGCCGGTCTCAAGCACCATCCCCAGGTTCTCGAGCACCACGTTGTCGACGTTGTCGAAGTCGAAAAGCTGGTTGGCCGTTGTCACGGTCGGACGGTAGTTGATCTGGCTGGCGCCCGGTCCATCACCCACGATGCGCGTGCGGTTGGCAACGGTGAGGCCCGCGCTTACGCGGTAGGTGCCAGCAGGCACGTAGAGGGTCTTGCCGGCAGCGGCGACCAGCGCCAGGTTGAACGCCACCCGGTCGTCGGTGACCCCGTCGCCTTTGGCGCCGTAAGCGCGAACGTCCACGACACTGCTCAGCTTGATCTGATTCTCTTGTGCATTGCTCATTTTCTCCCTTTCAGTGCGTCGGCCATGGGGCCGGCAATCTTCTCGACCGAGCGGCCGACGACGTAGCCGCCCAGGCCAAACTCGACAATCGACCAGAGCTTCAGGTATTCAGCCTCGGATAAGTTGGGCGCCGCCCAGCCGAACCAGCGCGCGACGATCAGCGCGGCAAAGGTCAGCATGGTGAGCGGGCGCCAGTTGGCGGCCAGCCAGTGCGTGCTTGCGGCCTCGGTCTTGACGATCTCGGCGCGCGCGGTGAGCTCCACGAGCTCGCCCTTCTGCACGAGCTCGAGCATGGCAAGCTTGGCCTGGTCGCGCTGGGTCGGATCCGGCCACAGCCGATCGATCAGTTTGCCACCCACATCAAGCGCCGCGGTGATCGGGTCTACTGCCATGCTCCAGACTCCATCTGTTTGGCCAGTCGCGCGGCGCGCTCAGGTGTCTGCGTGGCCCACTTGCTTTGCAGCATCATCTCCGCCGCGCGCTTGTACTGGCCCAGGCGAACCTGATCCAACGTGTTCTTGAATGCCAGTAGCCCGGCAGTGCCAAGCTGGAACGCCATGTTCAACAGCACCCCCTGGCGCGCATCGTCCAGTGCGCCAAACCACGGCAGCGCTGCAAGCAACGCGCGCGCTCGGTCCTTGATGTCGTTGGCCAGCAGGTACTCGATCTCATCGGGGCGCAAACCGCCGCCCTTGCGCGCGTCGATCAACCGGCCGACGCCGATGGTCCAGAACCCAAGATGGTCTTGGTAGGCGCTGGGCTTGGTGCCCTCATCGCGACGCAATTGTTGGGCGAGGTTCGCAACCATCTCAGCCGAAGCGAACGTGTTGAACCGCCCAGGTGATCGCACCCCCGAGGGTGCCGGCGATACCGCTGACCATCGCGATCGCGCGCCAACCACCCCGTGCCTCTGTCATGACATCCCGCACAGAATCCAGTGACCTGGCCAAGTGCTCAAGCGTATTAGCTAGGCGATCCAGGTCTCGTCGCTGCGCCGTAACCTCAGCGCGAAGCTGTCCGAATTCAATAGGGTCAATCATGATGTTGTCCACGTTCTCTATGCGCCTTTTGATCTGTTGAAGTTCCTCGCCCACCCTTCGCACGTCCTGCAGAAGAAGGTTTGAAGATGGGGGCTTTACTTGAGCCATCAATGTTTGGTGGGTGGCTAGACTTGAGCCATCAATGTTTGGTGGGGGCAGTAAGACCAAATGATGGTGTAATCATGTTTGCGTACCCACAACAGTACCGTCAGTATCAGTTGTTGGCGCACTACTCTTGATTCTAAGATCGCCAGTTGAATCAACCCACAAATAATAATCGCCGAACCGCTGCGCCATTGTATGAGCGCGAATGCCAACACCGTATCCATAATACGAGCTATTCAGCGTTGAGTTGACAATCACATGGTTTTCTTGACCAGACGAAAACAAAAACACCGCCGCCGTTGCTGTGAAGTTCTCAAATCGGCATTGAGTACAACTTGTTGCCAGTCGGTCGCCAGTAAACGAGCCACCACCAACTGAGCAGTTTACGCAGAGTTGCCACATAAACCCGCCAGCGCCGGTTTGAAAGATGGAACCAACTTGCACATTTTGACAGTCCCGCATGAATGCCGCTGCGGACTGTACATCGGCAACAACAGATCGAATAAAACCAGAACGCAGGTTTGAAAGGCATCTTTTGCTTGATCCGGACACAACAGCGTCAATATGCCCAATGCTCAGATGGTTTGTGTTGATTGCGATAAATTGAATGTAGCTGTTGTAAACAACGTCAGTAATTGAGTTATTCCGCAAATAAACGGAATCAATACCAAGATATTGGCAACCCAACTCACCTGCGTTGTAGGTCACAAACGCTGCACATCTGTTGAAGCCTTCCGCACGGAAATGAGAAATGTTTACTCGTCTCACGTTGCGAAGTAGAAGGCCATCTTCAATACTAATCCCTGGTGCGTATGAAGGGGAAGATTGCGCGGCATAAGTTGGCGACAAATCCAGCACGCCGATTTCGATGTTGTCGATGTAGTCACTAGCGGTAGGCGACACAAGGCCAAAACACCTGCCCTTGATGTACCCAATGCGCCCATTGATACATGGGCCAGAACCCGCGTTGGCCTCAACGTCCATATGCGTGAAACCGCAGCGTGTGCCGGTGACGCTTTCCACCGAAAACCCATCGGCACTGACGCACGAAACACCGTTGCGATATACGTTGTCAAACGTGATGTTACCGATGTGTACGTTTTTCAGCTTATTGGCAGCACCTGTTGCTTGCCCAAAATAAACAACATCACCGCGAATATTCTCACCGTAAATGTCGCCAATATGAATATTGTTAATATTACCTGTCGTTGCGTTTGCCTGAATAAATATTGCGTGATTTTGTTCGTTGGTATCTGTGGCGATATTACCTTTTACCGTCATCGAGCCAATGCGAACATTTGAGCCGCCGACAACAAACATTCGCGTCCCTACTGCCGTACCTGCAAGCTGGTGGAACACCGTAGCAAAACCGTCTGTAACAAGTTCACGGGTTGCTGGAATTGTTACCGTGGATAATCGGTAGGACACAGCAGGTGCTGGCGCATATACTTTTTTGGCAGCAGCTAAAGCAGCTTGAAACGC